AAGGTAGTAACTATATTTTATATAATATATGAAACAGATAATGTATATAGTGTATGTAATTATTTGTAAGTATAAAACTACACCTTACTACCTACTACCCTACTACCTTTTGCCTTTACATAGGTTTAAAGGCACTTTTTAAAATTTCAACCCTACTACCTTTTGCGAAAAGTAGTAAGGTTTAACCCTAAAAATGATAAAAAATGGAGTTAATTTTAGACAAAGATTTAGTAAAAGCATGGGATTTAGTTGAAAAATTAGAAATCAGACAGATTTTTACCCTTGCAAAAATCCCCGACAATCGCCGGGCCCTATTCATCCGCTGCATCAAACAAAGGATTGATACTTTGAATGATTGCGAGTTTAATAATGATTATACAAAAATTAGGAAGTTATCAGATTTTTGTAACTTTGAATTGAATAAACAAAATATTTCAAAATGGAAAAAAGAGGCGGAGCAAGAGAAAATGCAGGTAGAAAACCTAAATCAGATGAGATAGCATTAATTGCAAGATTATCACCTATGGATGATCTGGCGTTAAAATTGCTAAATGATAAGTTAGAAGAAGGCGATATGGCAGCTCTTAAAATGTTTATGGAATACAGATGGAGCAAACCGAAGCAAGAGGTTTCCGTAGATGGCGATTTGTTGTTAAGCATACCTGCTCCAGTTATTTACAATACTGCTCCGCCATTAGCCAATAATGAAAATGAGATAGATAATGTTTAAATCCTCTCCAGTCTTTTATGAGAATTACAATGCTAAAGAAAAGGTCCTAATTAACCAGGGTGGTACATCTTCCAGCAAGACCTACTCAATCATGCAACTGCTATTTTATAAAGCAGTAACAGAGCAGAGGTCAGTCATTACAGTAGCCGGTGAATCATTGCCTAACTTGCGCAAGGGTGCGTACCGGGATGCGGAGAATATTTTTGCAGATAACAAATACTTGCAATCGCAGTTAAAATTCTGGAATAGGACCGAACGGATTATCTATTTTAAGAATGGCAGTCTAATTGAGTTTGTTTCTTTTGAAAATGAACAGTCTGCAAAAAACGGTAAGCGTGACTATTTATTTGTAAATGAGGCTAATGGTATAAGCTACCAGATCTATTGGCAGTTAGCCATTAGGACCAAGAATCAAATATACATTGACTACAACCCTACCAATGAGTTCTGGGCGCATACTAAATTAATTGGTCAGCCAGATACAAAGCTAATCATATCAGATCATCGCCATAATCCATTTATATCTAAAGAGGATCATGATAGAATCGAAGCGATTAAAGACTTAGACTTAGAACTATGGCGAGTATATGCCAGAGGTTTGACTGGTAAGATTGAGGGCGTTATCTTTAGGAACTGGGCCATATGTGAACGGATCCCAGAGGATGCGGAACTAATTAGCTATGGAATTGACTTTGGTTTCACGAATGATCCTACTGGCATAATAGAGGTTTACAAGTCAGGGGGCGAGTTATGGGTAAATGAGATGTGTTATGAAACCAGGCTAACTAATATGGATATATGCCGGAAGCTAAGGGAATTTGGAGTAACGGAGGATCAGGAGATTATAGCAGATAGCGCAGAGCCTAAATCTATTCAAGAAATCTATGCTGAAGGTTTTAACATTCATGGCGCAATGAAAGGGCCAGACAGTATCAAGCAAGGCATTGACATTCTTAAAAGATATAAAATAAATATTACCGCAAATAGCCATAACTTTAAAAAGGAATTATTTAGTTACATTTGGAAAAAAGATAAGACAGGCAGGATGCTTAATGAGCCTATTAATTCTTTTAACCACTTGATAGATCCGTTGCGTTATGTGGCATTAAATAAGTTAGCATCTAAAATTAAACAAGAATATTCATTTGATTGGAACTAAAATGGGCGTATTTTCTAAAATATTCAAAGCTGATATAGAGAAGGCAGCTACCACTCAGCTAGAGGCTTTAATGCCAGGACTTCAGCAACAAATTACTGCAAACCTTTACAACCAGAATGTTTTTGGCTGGATAGGTAATAATCAGGTAATAGTTGACTTTGAGGATAAGGTAAAGTTTGTTGAGGAGGGATTTAAGAAAAACGCTGACATCTATACCTGCATTGATATAATCAGTAAGAAAATAGCAGAGTGCGCTTATGGGCTTTATGAGATTAAGGAAGGCGTTACTAAAAAGCATTTAAAGGTTTATGAGAATATGTCTTTAGCTGAGGGCCCAGCTGCTAAGATGCGGACCTTGCAACTTAAAGAGCAGATGTTCAACCAAGTAGAAAGCAATCCTATTCTTGACCTACTAGCAAAGCCTAATCCTCAGCAGACTTATGAGGAATGGATGACCGATTTAGCAGGGTTCTTTCTATGTACAGGCGATGGATATATCTTTGGAAATGGTAAAGATCCTGCAATGACCGAAAAACAAATTTGGTCTCAGTTATATTCTTTGCCTAGCCAGTTTATTGAGATTATCTCTGGCGGAATGTTTGAGCCAATCAAAGGTTATCAAATGCGTTCGGTTTATATGACCGAAGTTCCAATACCGGCAAATCAGGTTGTTCACTTCAAATCCTTTAATCCAGACTTTACACTAACTGGTGCGCAGCTATACGGCCAATCACCAATCAAAGCTATTTATAGGAACGTATTAAAAGAAAATGAAGGTGATAGTGAACTATTAAAGCAAATCCGCAATGGAGGAGCATATGGTTTTATCTCACCAGATGGACCGGGTGCAAGTTTGACTAAAGATCAAATGAATGTGCTAAAAGAAAAGTTTGTTGAAGCAAAGCGTGGCGAGACTTTAATGGATCGGATATTCCCAAGTTCCGGACCTTTGAAATGGACTCAAATAGGAATGCCATCAACTGATCTGCAGTTAATCGAATCGCTAAATATTGATACTAAGAAGATATATGCAGCGTTTCACGTTCCAATCCAATTCTCAGGTAGCGAGGCCGCATCAACGGACAATAACATGGGTTGGGCCTCTAAGCAGTTAATTTATAACGCAACTGCTCCACTATCTCGCAAGATCAGGGATGCCATAAATAAGTTTGTCTGCGAACCATATGCCAAAGCCTACGGAAAGAAATACTACTTTGATTTTGATTTTAGTAGTTATCCGGAGATGCAAGAGGATATGGCCAAGCTAACTGCATGGCTAAATCAGTCCTATTGGATTACTCCAGATGAGAAACGTATTGCTCAGGGTTATGATAAAATTAGTACTCCAGAGATGGGAAATATTTACGTTCCGGCTAATCTAGTTCCGATTGAGGAATTATCTTTAGATCAGGCGTATAACAATGCAACCATAAATGGCAAGTAGTGTTAAATATCATAAAACATATTTAAAGCTGCATAAAGAGTATGAGGCTTATGCTTATCCTATCATTAAGAAGGCATTAGATAATCAGACAGGCGTAGTTGCGGATTTTGTGAATGAGGATAACTTTGATAACATCGAATTGTATATTCAGTTTCTAGTTCAGCAAAAACCTTTGTATTCTGGCTTAGAAAAGATTTACACAAAGGTCGGCGTATCTGCTGCGACATTTTCCTATGACTGGATTCGTAACTCAGTACCTAAAACCAAAAAGGATTTCATTATAGATTTTTTTAATGCTGCTTGGTTTGAGGAGATGGTAAATTACTTTAGACTTATTGGAGGTACTAAAGTTACAGGTATTGATCAAACCACTATGGATAAGGTCAAGACTTTATTAGCTAATATTTTAGGACAAAATTTGTCCAGAAGAGATCAGGCAAAGCTATTTGAGCAATCATTAAACGATCCTGCATTTAATCGTGCAAGGTCATTAGTTATAGCAAGAACAGAAGCTACAACTGCGGCTAACTTTGGAATAAACATGGGTGCAGAGAGTTCTGATTATGAAGTTAAAAAGTTTTGGATTAATACTAGAGACGCTAGAACTAGACGATCACATTTGGCAATGACTAAGGATCGTATAGCATTAAATCAGCCTTTTATGGTTGGCGGCGTTCCAATGATGTATCCAGGGGAGGTTGGCGCACCAGCTGCGGAGGTTGTTAATTGCCGTTGCGTAATGGCTACCGAAGCCGTAAAGGATGCAGATGGATTGCCAATACTAAAACCGAGAACTGCTCCTTATATAAAGAAAGCCAAAACCTATACTGACTATCCACAGGCTGCAACTAATAATGCTAAACGTGCGTTAAAATGGGTTGAAGCAAACGGCTGGGGCGAATGTGGTACACCAGTCGGCAAAGCTAGGGCCAGACAGTTGGCTAATAGAGAACCTTTGTCAAGAGATACGATTGCTAGAATGGCATCATTTAAAAGACATCAACAACATGCAGATGTTCCATATTCTGAGGGTTGCGGCGGTTTAATGTGGGATGCTTGGGGCGGAACGGCAGGTGTTGAATGGGCAATTAGAAAATTAAATGAAATTGATAATGAATAAAAGTATATTTACATAAATTTTTTAATCATGAAAGGATTATTAGAATATAAAAACTTTAAAGCCGAAATTAAGGACATGGATTCTGAAAGGATGACTGTCACCGGCTACTTTGCTAGTTTTGGGAATATGGATTATGATGATGATATCATCATGCCCGGCGCAGCGAATAAGACAATTGCAGAACGTGGTCCAATGGGATCTAATGAGATATTCTTTTTAAATCAGCATAACTGGTCACAACCTCATGGAAAGCCAATGGTATTAGAGGCTCAGGAAAAAGGTATTTACTTTGAAAGTTCTATTGCACCTACTTCATACGGAAAGGATGCAATGATTCTTTATGCAGAAGGTATTGTAGTTCAGCACTCTATTGGGTTTAGTACAGTTAAGGCTGACTATGATCAAAAGACTGGAACAAGAATTATCAAAGAGATTAAATTATATGAAGGATCTAATGTAACTTTGGGTGCTAATCCAGAAACTCCATTTACAGGATTTAAATCTTTGACAATGGCAGAGATTAACGATCAGATTGGTAAAATGATTAAGCTACTTAAAGATGGTAGCTTAACGGATGAGGGCTTTGGTAGATTAGAAATTGCATTAAAGCAGTTTCAGTTGGAAGCCTTCAATTTAGGTAAAAATTCACTATTAGATAAAGAGCCGGGAAAATCCACTCCTAAAACTGATGAGCCGAATATATTAACAGGTTTAATTAACGTCTTAAAAAATTAGAAATGGACAATTTAGAATTAAAGGCTCAGGAGTTGCTAGATGCAAACAAAGCCAAAACATTAGATGAAGCAAAGACTATCATCGCAAACGCTATCAGCGAAGCTACAAAGGCAGCTGATTTAAAGCTAGAAGAATTGCAAAAATCTACAAATGTTAAATTTGATGAAATGGATAAAGCATTGCTTGAAGCCAAATCAGAAGCTAACAGAATGAAAATTGAAGCTAAAGAAGCAAAGCCAATTTCTTTCAATCAAGCATTTGCTACTGCAATGGATGAGAACTCTGATAACTTGGAGAAATTCAAAAGAAAAGAAATCAAGCAATTTGCAATGGAATTAAAGACTGTTGGCGATATGTCATTGTCTAACATTACTGACCTTGCTGCTGCAAACGTTCAGATGCTACCGGGTATCATTCCAGCTGCGCCGCGTAAGTTGCACATCAGATCATTACTTCCTACTGGAGTCTC